TGGAAAACCAATCTTACACCTTGTACATAGCGTAACTGGTGTATTGTCTATCAATGGTAGAGATGTTGAACTGCAACGTAACTATGTTGAAAAATGGGGAAGTGGTGTAAACGCTGGTGTCCTTCAAAACCATGCTACAGAGTTTTATTTGAATGGTGTAAAACTCAAAACGAAAAAGGAGTATGATGCGGAAGTAGCAGCGATCTTGCCGGAAGATGTTTTTAGAATGATTACTAACCCGTTATATTTCCCGACCATGAAGGCGCAAGATCAGAAAGCTATGTTGCTTGAAATGGCTGGTAACGTTACGAATGAGGAAGTAGCCAATATCAATCCAAAGTTTCAAGAGCTGATTAGTCTTATTTCAGGCAGAACCTTAGAGCAATTAGCAAAAGAAATAGCCTCTAAGAAATCAGCTATCAAAGATGAGTTAAAGGGTATTCCTGGTAGAATTGATTCGGTACGTGATGCAATGCCTGAAAGTGAGGACTGGGCGGTTTTGGAGAAGGAAATAGCCGACAAAAAAGAGAAAATTAAAGATATTGATAGCCAGTTAGCCGATAAAAGCAAACAGATAGAAGCAGAGTTCAAAGCCAAATCTGAGTTGCAAAAGCAAATCGGGAACAAAAAACTTGCCAAGTCGCAAAGAGAAAATGAGATAAGACAAAATGCCAATAAATCCTACCATGACGTACTGGATAATATTTCAAAGCTGGAATATCAAGTTAAAAGCAAGGATGCTGAAATATCCCGTAAACAAGAGGATCATTCTCGTATCAAAGCTACTATCGAAGCTCTAAATAATGATTTGGAAGTATTGAGAGGTAAGTTCTATGCCATAGATGCGGAAACGTTACAGTACCCGGAAGGGGCTTTTATTTGCCCGACTTGTAAAAGAGAGTTGGAGGTAGAAGATATTCAAGCCAAGCAACAAGAATTACAGGACAACTTTAATCTCAACAAGGCAAACCGACTGAAAGCAGTGCAAAATGAAGGCAAGGAAAAAGCTGCAAAAGTTGAAGAGCTTAAAAAGCAGTGTTCAATTATTCAAGCTGCTATAACTCAGTTGAGTAACGAGAAAGAAATATTGGTGCATAATATCAATGAATGTAAAGGGAATATGCCGGAAGAACAAGATACACAAAAGATCATTCTTTCCGATCCTACCTGGCTTTCTCTCAGTAATGAAATCGTAGATCTTGAAAACCAGTTAAAGGCAGAAGCCAAACCTATAGACACAACAGAGTTGAAAGAAGCTAAGGCTACTCTTTCTGAGGCTATAGATGAGCTGAATAAGAAGCTGGGTAAACGTGATACTATAGAACGTTCCAATAAAGTTATTGAGGATCTGGAGGATAGAAGAGATAAAAACAATGAAGCTCTGGCAGAACAAGAACGTTTGGAGTTTTTGGTACAAGACTTCCAGAAAGAAAAAGACAACAAGTTGATGGAACGTATTAACGGAATGTTCTCTTTGGTTAAGTTCTCGTTTATTAGCGAAAAGTTGAATGGGAATGAGGCTATAACCTGCTTTTGCTCTGTAGATGGTGTGCCGTTTGCCGATGTAAACAATGCTTCAAAAATCAATGCTGGGCTGGATATAATAAACGCTATATGTCGATCTGTAGGTATCACAGCACCCATTTTCATTGATAATCGGGAAAGTGTGAACGATCTTATACCTACCATGTCGCAAGTAATAAACCTCGTGGTTAGCAAAGATAAATCTTTGATGATACGTGTTGCCGGAAATGGAACAATGGAAGAATACAAACAACTTTAAATAATAATTTTATGACACAAGAAAATTCAAGTGGTACACAAGTAGTTAGTACCCAATCAACGAAAATGCCAGCACAGGCAAAAAAAATAGATGTGCTGAAAACTATGCTTAACGCTCCTTCTGTAATGGAACAATTTAAAAATGCGCTTTCTAAGAATGCTTCCACATTTGTTGCTTCCATTATTGATCTATACAACTCGGATTCAAATTTACAATTATGCGAGCCGAAAGCGGTTGTAGCGGAATGTCTGAAAGCTGCTGTTTTGAAGTTGCCAATCAATAAGGCTTTGGGGTACGCTTTCATTATCCCCTTCAATAATAGCAAAAAAGTAGATGATTTGGACGAAAAAGGTAAGCCCAAAATAGGCTCAGACGGTAAGCCTATCCAAAAGTATATCAAGGTTATGGAGCCAACGTTTCAACTGGGGTACAAGGGTTATATTCAGCTTGCGGAAAGATCCAACCAATACCGTACCATTAACGCAGATGTCGTTTTTGATGGTGAAGTTCGTAAAGTGAACAAACTTACTGGCGAGATCGCTTTTGACGGAGAAAAGAAGTCTGATAAGATCATAGGTTACTTCTGCTATTTTGAATTGCTTAACGGCTTCTCTAAGACGTTGTACATGACTGTTGAACAAATGGCTACCCACGCCAAACGCTACTCCAAAGGGTTAAAGAAGGAAACAACCGTAGAAAGCCTTATGAAACTTGCCGAACTGCCTTTCTCGGCAGACAGTAAAACCGTTGGATGGCTCGGTAATTTTCATGGGATGGCTATCAAAACCGTTATCAGAAATTTACTTAGTAAATACGGCTATCTCTCTATAGAAATGCAACAAGCATTTGAAAATGATGTTGAGGGTGCGGAAGAGCATACAGACGCTATGCCCACAATGGGAACACAACGTTTTGATGTATCAGATGTTAGCTTTGAGGAAGTTTCTAATACCAGTGCCAATACTGCAACGGCTTCCAATGAAAATAAGCCAGGTTTCTAATGGGAATGGAATTAAGAGTTTTGGGCAGCTCGTCCAGTGGTAATTGCTACATACTGGATAACGGCAATGAGGCTTTGATTATCGAGGCTGGAATACGTTTCATAGACGTAAAAAAGGCTTTGGATTTCAATATTCGCAAAGTCGTAGGCTGCTTAATAACTCATCAGCATAACGATCATGCTAAATATGCTAAGGCAATGGTAGATTGTGGCTTTCATGTATTGGCTCTTCCAGAAGTGATAGAAAGCAAGGAATTGAAAGGTTCCAGAGTAAAAGCCATTAAAATAGGATCGGGCTATCTGCTTGGTGGTTTTCGGGTGATCCCCTTCCCTGCTTTCCATGATGTACCTTGTGTTGGCTATTTCATTAAGCACCCGGATTGTGGTAGTATTATGTTTTTAACGGATAGTTGCCAGTCTGGATATACTTTTTCTGGATTGAATCATATACTGATTGAATGTAATTACTCTGATACAAAACTGATAGAAAGCATTAATGCCGGGCGTGTCCTTCCTACACAAAGAAACAGATTAATGGTTTCTCACATGGAGCTGGAAAGTTGCAAACAAGCTCTAAAAGAAAACGATTTGAGCAACGTTGCAAACATAGTTCTTTTACACCTCTCATCTAATAACAGCGATGAGCATTTATTTGTATCTGAGGTGCAAAAAATTACTGGAAAGGCGGTTTATGCTGCTAAACCAGGTTTGAGTATAACCTTAAACAATTTTTAGGTATGATACAAGGATTTTCAGAGCAAACAAAACCTCTAACCGATTATGAGGACAAAGTTATTCTGCCTCTCATAGTACAAGGGCTTCACGGTAAGGTAGGTAAATATAAAGCGATTACAAATAAAGCGATGTGTTCGGCTTTAAAGTCTTATGGGTGTAAAATTGATAGTCCACGAATAAGAAAGATTATCAACCATATTAGACTTTCGGGTATGGTGATTGGGCTGATCGCCACAAGTGAAGGCTACTATATCGCAGAAACACGTAAGGAGCTGGAAGATTACCTGAGAAGCCTTGAAGGTAGAGAAGGAGCTATACACGCAGTTAGAAAGAGTTTAGAAAAACAGCTACAGCTATATGACAAATAAAGTTTTGATAGAAAAGAAGGGTGGGCTATTCAACCTTAGACCGTTATACGACTTGTTTTCTCATTCGGTAGATGGGATTTACCAGGTAATAGTGAAAAAGGTTAGGAAGCCACGTTCCAACGATCAAAACGGCTGGCTATGGGGGTGTATCTATCCAATGCTGTTAGATGGGTTGCTTAATGCCGGATGGGAGTTTACAAGCGTGGAACAAGTACACGAGTTTTTTAAGGCTCAAATGACTAAAGACAAAGTAGTAAACAAACATACGGGTGAGATTATAGAATTTCCCGGATCAACTGCAACAATGGACACATTAACATTCTCAACATATTGCGAGAAGCTCAGAGAGTATGCTTTGGAATACTTGAATATAGAAATACCTGATCCCGATCCTAACTGGAGGAAAGCCGATGAAGAAAATACCCAATCACTTGGTAAATGAGCTTATCCGGCTTATTCCAGTGCTAATAGAAAATATCCCACACGAAGGTAGAAGTACCAGAGTGGATAATGCGATACGATTAACTAACAAAATTGTCAAACGATTAAAATCTTTAAAAGATGAAAGTAATTGAAATTACTGAGATTGAAGTAAAGGCAGCTTTAGACGTTGCTAAAAGTGAAGAAGTGAAAAACGTGTTGGTAGCCTTGTTCTGCAAAGGTGAAAAGAAACCAACCCCTACCCTTGATGATTACACGACAATCCGAAGTTATGAGGATGCGTGTGCTGCTTTAAAGTGTTCCCCTATTGATGAGAAGGCTTTGCGTTCTGCTGGAGTAAGAAAAGGGATTATTGCCTTAATCAAACTTGAAACAATCAGCCGGGCTTTGTGGGGTAAGAATTACCAGCCTAAACCGGATGCAAGCGGTAGCAGCCGTTTCTATTTCCCCTGGTTTGCTTTGTGGACTGAGAGAGAAATCAAAGAAACAGAAGGGCTTGTGTATATTCCAATTATTGACGCTCTAAACAATCGTGCGGGCTTCGGTTATGCGAATACGAATGACGCCCCCTCGACTACGGATGCGACTGTCGGCTCTCGGCTTTGGCAAGAATCAAGAGAGAAAGCAAAGTATTTCGGGCAGCAATTCATTGAATTGTGGTTTGATTATTTGATGTTTAATGTAAAGAAGGTGCAAGAATGACAACAATATTTTATATACTGATAGCCTTCTGCCTTTTCTTTGAAGTGCTGAATTTGGCAGCTTGCAAAAAAGTTTTCGCTGCTGTGGAAAAGTATAAGGACAAAAACGATCTCACTGAGATAAGCCCGGTTTTCGCTGTTTGGAGAATGTGCAACTGGATCTACCTTATATTGTGCTTCATAGGTTTAATAAGCTCTCAATGGATAGGTTTTCTTGCATTGATTGTTTTAAGCCTTATCCCTAAGAAGTGGTTTACATGGAGAATTATAGATAACATATTAGGAATCGCAATCTTACTGTTTGTTCTCTTGAATAAGTACCACTTTCAAATAGACTTCAATTCATTAATAATCAAACTTATTTTGCAATGAAAGATATAATGTTGGCTGATACTCCAGTGGAGCAAAGAGCGCAAATTTTACGTGATAGCTGCGATGAAGTCGTAGAGAAAAGTTATCTCTCAAAGTTCTCTCAGGAAGAAACTAATGAGCTTCGGGCTAACCTTGTAGAAGTTCAGATACAGATGCAAGAGCTGACAGAAAATTTTGATGTAGTTAAAGCTGACTTCAAAGGGAAAATGAAGCCACTGCAAGAACGGATCGGAAAAATGCTTGATGATTTGAGAAAAGGCGGTGAGTACATTAAAGGTGAGTGCTACAAGTTCATAGATCAAGACGAAGGAAGAGTAGGTTACTATACGCCAGACGGTTATTTGCTGGAGGAAAGACCTATGAAGCCGGAAGAAAGGCAGAAAACAATTCAAATGGCAGTGCGCTTGACTGGCACAGATAATTAATTTATTAACATCTTAATTTTTAAAACATTATGGAAGAAAAAAACAAAGGTTTGAACATTAACATCGAACATTACACTGGAGAGAAACCTATTGAAGTAGTTTATAGACTTGGTGACGCAGCGCAAGCACAACAACCGCTTGCAACCAAAGCCCCGGAAAAGATCAGTGTTTCCGGCACTATCTCCACTCCGTATGAATGGCTTTCCAAGCGAATAGACACTGTAGATCAGAAACGTGCAAATGTCGTTGTGAATCGTGAGAAAATGACAATTCAGCTCACTGTAAACGAAGATGATTATTACAATAAAAACACGTTCACTGGTACGGTTGAAGTATCTGAAACATTTGAGAAGTTCGGTATTAATGATGGTGAAAAGGGGTGGATCCCTGCCAAATTAGGACAATTCTTGCGTCTGAATCGTGGTTTGTTTGAAGATAAAGAAAAGTGCATGGTGCTTGTTTCCAATCTCAAAAACTTCAATGCAAAAGCAAAGGCAGAGATTGAGAAACAAAGAGAACCTTCTGGCTCCGTTGCTGATGTTTACCGTTGCCAGGTAGAAAGTAATTTACCGAAGAGCTTTACCGTAAACATGGCTATCTTCAAGGGAACTGCAAAACAGCCCATCGAAATTGAGTTCGATCATTATCTGACAAATGGAGAAGTGTTTTTGCAACTTGTTTCGCCAGGAGCAAATGAAGTGATGGAAAGTTACAGAGATAAGTGTATTGATGAGGTGCTGGATAAGATCAAGGATATTGCCCCTGATATTGCAATTCTGGAAGTGTAACCGTTCAAACATGATTATAGGAAAGCTGGGAATTATCCCGGCTTCCTTAAAAATTCTCTCTATGGCAAGAAAACAAGAAACTCCTATGCCTTTCTATGTTGGCGATTGGTTGAGGTGTCCTGAATTAAGGGTACTTCCACCAGACGTTAGGGGCTTGTGGATGGATATGTTATGCTATATGTGGGAAAGTGTAGAACGTGGTGTTATGGTTATGCCAAACGGACAGCCTTGTACGAAAGAAGATATAGCCCGTATCATAGGTACGGATTGCTCAGGATCTTCTAAATGGGTAGATTCTTTGATAGAAAACAAGGTGTGTGAAGTTCGGGAAGATGGAGCTATTTATAGTAGGCGTATGGTAAAAGACAACCTGATAAGTGAGAAAAGAAGGCTGGCAGGTAAGAAAGGGGGTGAGATCACTAAGGCAAGGGTTTTCATTCCAAAAGCAGAAGCAGAAACGATCCTACAAGAGCAGCCCCAACAACCGCAACAGGAAGTTTTACTGTTTCCACAAGAAAGCCCACCACCTTTAACGCCAGAGCAGCAAAAAAAGGCTGAGAAGGCAAAAAAATACAAGTATGCTGAGTTCGTAACACTAACAAGGGATGAATACGCTAAGTTATGCGCTGAATATTCTGAGGAAGGAGCCAAACGGATGATTGAAATACTTGATAACTATAAAGGATCAAAAGGGAAAAAGTATAGTTCTGACTATAGAGCCATACTAAACTGGGTAGTAAATAGATATAACGAAGAAATACAAAAGTATGGATATAAACATAAAGAATCAGCTTCAAAAGATCCTGGATCGGCAACTGGAAACGACTACAGAAACACGATTTAGAATAGAAGGATATTCTAAGGAAACAGTTCAGGAAATGCTGCTTATGTGCTATCAGCATGAGGTGCGCAAAAGGCGTATTCCGTTTCAGGAAGATAAGGAAACACTGGAGAAAATAGAAAAGGCTGCAAAATGGCTTACTGGCGATTATAAAGTAGGATTGCTGCTATATGGAATAGTGGGATCCGGCAAATCTACTTTAGGCAAGGCGATTTGTAACCTTATCGGTATTCTACACAATAGCTCCATATCCAGTGAGCGAAAAGGTGTATTCCGGGTTTCAGCTTTGGATTTGGCAAAAAATGTGGCTAATGATCCTATGTACTTCAATAAGCTCAAAAATCAAGAACTGCTTTTTATTGATGATATAGGAACTGAACCAGCAAGTGTAAAAAGTTGGGGTAACGAGTTCTCACCAGTGGTAGAACTGCTTTATGCCAGATATGATAGACAGTTATTCACTATCGCAACTTCCAATCTCAAAGATTCCGATTTTGGGGAACGTTACGGTATAAGAATAGCTGATCGGATGGAAGAAATGTTTGAACGTATTTATTACCAAAACAAGAGTTATAGAAAATGAGTGAGATAAATTGGAACGAGTTAAAAGACAAAGCCCATTCCAACGCAGTAAAACATGGATTTTGGGAAGGCAGACCAAGCGATAAGCACTTTCTTTGCCTGGTTATTTCGGAGCTTATGGAAGCTGTGAACGCCCATAGAAGAAATAAGTTTGCAAGAGTACCAGCCAACAGAAAAGAAACAATATTCGATGATCGTACTTTCCACCATGAAAACAAGTATTTCAGAGAAAACTTTGAAGAGTATGTGAAAGATACAGTAGAAGATGAATTAGCGGATGCTGCTATTCGATTACTGGATCTTGCTGGAGCAAATAATCTGAATTTAAATAGATTCTGTTTGCAACACGTAGTTACTCCTAAGAAAAGTTTTACAGAAAATATATATGCTATCGTAAAAGATTTGGTGAACTACAAATATTCTCAGGAAGAACAGATTAACTATGCTCTTCACCAGATACGAAGATTATCCGAAATTCTCAAAATTAACTTACTGTGGCATATTGAGCAAAAGATGTATTACAACGAAGGTAGGGAAAATAAACACGGAAAGGAATATTAAAATTTACCAAGTAAACATTATGAATACGAGTTTTGAACGAAGTAAGCAGACAACGGATGAGTGGTACACTCCCAAATGGATAGTGGACGCTTTAGGGAGTTTTGATCTTGATCCATGCGCTCCTGAAAACCGTTTGTGGAACACCGCCAAAAGACATATAACGCCTTCTGAGGATGGTTTAAAAACTGAATGGGGGGGGGGTAAGAGTATGGTTAAATCCTCCGTATTCACGCCCTCTTATTGAGCGATTTGTGGAAAAGATGGTAAGGAACAACAACGGTATAGCATTGCTTTTTAATCGCTGTGATAGCAAGATGTTTCAAGATCTCATTTTCCCAAATGCAAGCGCAATAATGTTTGTGAAGGGTAGAATAAAATTCTATCGACCAGATGGTACACAAGGAGATAGCCCAGGGTGCGGTAGCGTTCTTATAGCCTTTGGTGAGGAAAACGCAAAAATACTGGAATATTCTAATATACCTGGTAAATATATAAAACTCAACAATTAAGATGGAAAAGAAAAAAGTAATATTGACCTTATGCAAGTCTTTCCCCGTAACTCATAGCAAAGCTGGCGAGACTACAGACTTTGAAAAGAAGCTGAAAGACAAAAGTAAGATCCATACAATCCGATACAACGCAAAAAATGTATGGAATGGACGGTATAAAGATATTGTTTCTGGTAAAAAATATCTTTCAATACGTGAATGGACTGGCAGACCGTATAATTCGGAGCAAAAGGAAATAGCCCAATTACCCAAAATCGGACTGCAACACGTAACCATGACATATAGCTCTGAGGATGCTTACCCTGAAATATGGATAGACAACAAGAAAGTTTCAATCCATGAAGTAGCGAAAAATGATGGTCTGAGCGTGGAGGACTTTGTAGAATGGTTTTTCGGGAACAACAAAGAGAATGTTTTTGAAGGTGTAGTTATTCATTTTACAGGATTTAGATACTAAAGCTATGAAGAAGATTTATAAATATGCGATTGAAATAACAGACGATCAGGATATTGTAATGCCAGTTGGTGCTAAGATCCTGACAGTACAGAATCAGAACGGAGTTCCTTGTATATGGGCTATGGTAGATCCTAATTCGGAAAAAGAAAATGTGCATATCAGAGTGCATGGCACAGGGCATAATGTTCCAGACAGTGATAGGCTGGAATACATAGGAACTTTTCAAATGTGTGGTGGTTCGCTTGTGTTCCACGTTTTCAAAGTATTGTGATGAATGACGATAGGCATTGTAGCGAGTGTAAGCACTTCTGGAGTAATCCAAAAGTCGGTCAAATGTATTGCTGTAAACTTTCTAAGAGGATAACTGCAAGAAAGAAGCCGTGTAAGTTTTACGAAAAACCAACGAAA